GAAGGTACTGTGAAAGTATTACTGGTAAATGCTGAAGCTGTATCATACAGTTCAGTACCAAAATTTAACTGTGTGTTAGTATTATTAGCAACTGCCTGAGTAGCTACATTATAAGCAAGAAATGCTGGAGTGTTAGCTGGAAAGTTTGTAAGTGTTGCACCAGACTTTAAAGTAATTGTTGATGCGTTGCTAGATCCTAATGTTAGGGTACTTGTTCCTGAAATTGAATCTATTGTGTTGGCTTCTATTTTACTCATAATACTACAAATGTACTCCCTGAAGGTATAGTTAAAGTGCCTGATACTGTGATAGTGCCTACTGCCATACCATTATCGCCACTTGTTAAACTAATATTGTTAAATGTCTGTCCGTTAGTCATAAAGAATGTAGAGGATAGAC